CCAACACTCCTAAACCCAGCAAACCCAGCAAACCCGCCCAACACAAGAAACACAAGAAACTAACAATAAAAGAGACTAAACTAGCAGAAGGCAAAGCTAAAGGACTAACACACATACAGGCATACAAAGAAGCAGGCTACTCAACAGGGGTCAGTGGCATAGAAGCAACAGAGAACGAAGTAGCAAGAGCTAATACTCACAAAACACTTACGAAGCCACATGTCAAGGATGCACTAGAGAAAGCACTCATAAAACACGGTATAACACTAGACACATCAATCGCCCCAATAGGCAAAGCTCTCAACGCTGTTAAGCAAAACGAATACACCGGTGAAGTATCAGAAGATATACCGACACAACTTAAAGGAAGTGATAGGGCACTTAAACTAATGGGTGTAGGACAGGATAAAGACGGTCCATCAGTACACTTCCACGCCCACATAGAAGCACAGAGGGAAAAGTATGGCTTATAACCTATCAGACTACCCCAACCCCTTAATGGGCACACCAGACAAGGTAGAGACAGGTTTTAGCCAGGATGCCTACGAGAAGTTTATGGCTGAGAACTTCAAGATAGTAGACAAAGACCAACGGGCTGTACCCTTTAACATGCAACCTGCCCAACACTCACTTAACTGGCACATGCAATTCTATCTAGACATACTTATATTAAAAGCTAGAAAGATGGGGTTCAGCTCAGACGCGCTAGGTATAGCAACAACTAAGTTTCTAACGGGTAAGAATGTGAAGTGTGTGAGCATGTCCTTTGAGCAGGAGGCATCGGAGAAGCAACTAGCCAGGGCTAAGTACTATATAAAGGCATACGAACACATAAACGGTCTGAGAGTAGCATTTAAATACAACTCCAAGAACACGATGGCACTAGAGGGCAAGATTAAGAACGCTCAAGGAGGATACGACTATTACCAGAACATTCTACAGGTGGGGACATTCGGCAACACCTCATTCGGCAGGGGTGATGATATAACCTTTCTACACTTAACTGAAGTGTCATTAGCAGACCTAGAACAGTTGATGGCCGGCGTTGGAGAGGCATGTGTGCCTTCCGCCCATAAGATACTAGAAACCACAGCTAACGGCTTTAACACCTACAAGACAACATGGGACAACGCTAAACTAGGAGAGAACTCTTTTGCCCCACTGTTCTACTCACCCTATTGGGAATACCCTAAAGAATACGTTACTAAGAAGCGTAAAGACTTGGGTAGACTAGGTCCACAAGAATATCCCCTAACAGACTTAGAGGCATTTCTGACATCGGGTGACACATACTTTGATATGGAGGCTATGAGATACTACCTAGAAAACGCTAAGGAGCCTATCAATGCGTAGAGGAACACCAATCATAAAGAACTGTATACACTTACAGAGAGTGTCTTATGCTTCGTAGATACAGAGAATGGGAAAAGGGAGAGTTCGTAATAGTGGCAGCCGACACAGCATGGGGTGGCCCGGATTATTGTACAGCTCAGTTCTTAAGTAAAACTAATTTAGATGTGCCTTTGGTTTATCATTCCAATGTCCTCGCGACTGAGATGACACCAATACTACATCGGGAAGCAGAGAAAATATATGAACAAACAGGAGTTAAACCCACAGTTGTCATTGAAAGAAATAACGGTGGAGTTGCGGAACTTGAACGGCTTGCAACACTTAACCGAAATGGCAAATACAATATATATGTTGAAAAGCATGGAGTCGGCACTACAAAGGCAACTGAAGAAACAGTCAAGCTGGGATGGACAACTTCATCTGCGAGCCGCCCTACTATGCTCAGTATGCTCAAAGAAGCCATCGACGGACGTCTCATTAGAGTCTACGACAAGCCTACTGTTAATGAGATGTTCGCATTTATCGTTTCTAAAACTTCCAGCAGTTGGAAAGCGCAAGCCGAAGTAGGAGCGCACGATGATTTAATTTTTGCGCTAGGAATTGCATGGCAGCTGTTCCAAAGTGAAAGCCCACCTATAGTTAAGGTACACCGACAACGTAAAGTAAGGCGGAGTTCATTTCATGTCACATAAATACCTAGGCGATAACCTATGAACCCTAAACACCAAAAGATAACCACCTACGACAAGCAACAAGACGGCTCTACTAATATTACTACTAAGAGCTACTACGAAGAGCTTAGTCATCTGCTAGAAGAGGTAGAGAAGCCTATGATAAGTACAGACGCTACATTGATTAAAGATGTAGAGAGTATGCTTAGCCACATAATAGTAGACCACTCGCCCAAGCTGACTATCACCATAGCCAAGTCTCCCAAGGGGTACAAGGTCACTAAGAAATATGTACTGATAAAGAAAAAGTTTTAGATAAGCACAGTATCTGATATTATACAAATACAAATAGGTAGCCGTTACATCGAGCCTTTAACAAGGATTAACGACACCACCTATGGCATTTTTCGAAAAAGAAGATATACAGGAACAATATCAAACAGCTAAGGATGAAAGTTACCAGTGGCGTAAGAACTACGATGAATACGAACGCCTAGCAGACAACGGACTCATTGACAGCCTTGACGAAACCCTGCCAGAAGTAAACGATGGCTCACTAGCCGCAGCACTATTCAAACTACCTAAGAGGATTGTAGACTCTGAACTAACTGGCCGAGCCAAGTCAGAAGACCGGGACGAAGCATGGATTACTGAACTAGCCAACATCTATTGGGAAGAGAAGATTATACCTAACGCTAACTCTCAGGCACCCTGGAGTCGTAAGTGGAAGGATGCAGTACGTAAAGCCGCTATATATGGTAGTCAACCAATCATCTCCCTACTAGTGGACAATGGTGACTACACCGGAGCTGACATCATCGTACCCTACGCCCAAGACGTACGGCTAGAAGCTGGTAAGGTATCCGACCAAGACTCTGACCTAATCTTCTGGGATGTATTCTACACACGCAAACAAGTTAAAGACCTTATCGAACAAGCCAAGAAAGAAACCAAAGACAGCCCAACAGACGGTTATAACAAGTGGAACGTCAAAGACCTACAAGCTATTTATGACTCACAGACCGAAGGTGAAGACCGGGACGCTAACGAAGAGCATGAAGGTAAACAGGACAAAGCTGTTACTAAGGGTGGCGTCAAGTTCTGTATCGTATTCCAACGTGGGATTAAAGCACCTTTCTACATGTACCACAAAGCTACCGACTCAACAGTGAGAGAGTGGGAGAACCCAGACCCAACAGGTGACATACCAGTTAAATACCTCTACTGTTACCAAGACTTCAACAATCCATACGGAATTGGTATTGTGCGACTTGCCGGTGGAACACAGAACGTACTAGATGAGCTACGACGACTACACATACTCGCTACACAAATAGGAATCCGCCCACCTAAGAAGATAATGGGGCCAGAAGACGAAGTAGACGAGGACTCACTCATATATGCCCAAGACCAGAACTGGTATCTAGGTGGAGCTGACGTAGAGACGGTTGAAATGGCCAATGGAGTATACAACCAACTTGCCAACACTGTATCAATGTACAAGGTGTCGCTCAACCAGCTCATACCGGTAGGCGATACATCTATATCGGGCACAGACAGTGGCGACCCACAATATAGCAAGACCCCAGCAGGTGTAGACTTCCAGCAGAATCAACTATCCATAGACGACGAAGACTTTAAAGACAACCTATACGTTACCTATGAAGCCGTAGCTAAGAACTGTATTAACATCACATTCGCCAACATGCAGGGCAGTGACCTGCTTAAACTATCTGACGAACACCGAGAGTTACTTGCTAAGTCGGGACTAGACTTCCCGGTAGACGCAGAGGGTGAGCCAACCAACGAACTGGAGATAATCTGGGACGAATCACGAGCAACCTTCTCATTCGAACTAGACGCAGAAGACGACAAATCTAAGGACGAGGACAAACGGCTAGAAGCCCTACTCAAGATTGTCGAACTACGTAGCGTTGACCCAACTATCGAACAGGTGCTTGGACAGTCAGGCTTTAAACTTAACATGGGCGAGTTATTCAGCTCAATCATCAACCTCACTACAGATAACGACAAGATACTAGAAGAAGTAGACCCAGAGGAAATGGCTCAACAACAAGCTATGCAACAGCAGATGATGCAACAACAAGGCCAGCCACA